AGCAGGGTTGAACTGTCCATTCTACTCTGCTTGTTATATTTCATTACGCAGCCATCAATTACCCCACCATCCTACCGCCGTAGTGGTAGGCTTAGGAATGCTCGCACGCGGATCATATATCTCACGTAGTGTCGGAAGTGGATCATATCCAGGGCGGAGCTGAACCGGCGGAGCGGCACGCTCCATTCGCATGCCACCCGAAGGGCTTACGCCAGGATATCCTGTTGCTTTGGGAACATATCCTTTGCCTGATTCAGGCCAATAGGTATTATGTGTAGTAGGTGGTTCAATGTTACCGCGTCCAACGGGTGTGTATCCCCATTGATTGGCCATCTTATTGATTGTATAAGAAAAAAATTATGATAGATCACACCGTTTAAAATGTTTCGTATAGTATAAATGACGCTTTGTGTAATTGCTATCTTTAAAAATGAGGCTAGTATTATGAATGAATGGATCACTCATTACATCAATGAAGGAGTTGATAAATTTTTTTTGATTAATAATGATAGTACAGATGAATGTTTAACAATACTACAACCGTATATTGATAAGAACATCGTAGAATGCATTCTGTCAAAAGAAAGACATGCCCAAACACAATTATATAATAAATTATTTTTGGATAAATCTAAAAAATATGATTGGGCAATGGTAGTTGATTTGGATGAATTTATCTATGCAAGAAAACAGTTTAGAACCATCAAACAATATTTGAACACAGTACATGATTCCATTTCACAAATATGTATTCCGTGGAAAATGTTTGGATCGAATGGACATAAAAGTCAGCCTCAACGTGTGATTGAATCATTTACTAAAAGACAAAATCATGACAAAAAAGATGGATTTAGGGGTGGTAAGAAAGATAATGAATATTATTATAGCACGAATAAATGCATTGTGCGAACCAAATATCTAAAACAATATGTGATACACTCACATGTTATGACCAATAAAAATTGTATCACATCGGATAATACAGTACATAACCTATATTCTGATTTAAATTATAGCAAAATAGATGAGAACATATTGAAAAATTCATATTTGCATTTAAATCATTATGCAATCCAATCATATGATTGGTTTATGAAAGTAAAGGCAACGAGAGGAGCTGCAAATCATATTAAGCATGAAAATGTACGAAATGAGGAATATTTTATAGGATATGATAAGGCATCGAATGATATGAATGATTTTGAATTAAAAGAAAAAAAATATAAATAAGTTATTAAAAGTCCGCGTCCAATGCAAAGCTCATCTCATCTGCGGATTTACCAACACCCGATTTGGCATACGATGTCACTCGTTTCTCAAAGAAGTTGTCCTTTCCCTCTAATGAAATGCGCTCCATGAAATCAAATGGATTCGCAGTTGAGTAGATCTTACCATAGCCAAGCTGAGAGGATAAACGATCTGCCACAAACTCAATGTACTGTGCCATCAGTTTGTCATTCATGCCTACCAAGTGACAGGGCAACGATTCGGTAATGAATTGCTTCTCAATCTTCACCGCTTCACGAATGATCTTATGGGCTTTTGCCTTGGGAACTTTCTGCTCAATTTCCTCATATAAGCCGCACGCAAAGTCCGTATGAAGACCCTCATCTCGTGCAATGAATTCATTCGAGGTTGTTAGACCTGGCATGAGTCCACGCTCCTTTAACCAATAGATCGCGCAAAAGGATCCGCTGAAGAAGATACCCTCGACCACCGCAAAGGCAATGAGGCGTGTCGCAAAGTTCTCTTCCTTCGACTCAATCCATTTCTGTGCCCATTCGGCTTTGCCCTTGACACAGGGGATGGTTTGGATGGCATGGAATAAGTGCTGTTTTTCGGCCTTGTCTTCAATGTAAGTATCGATCAATAAGGAATAGGTCTCCGAATGGATCGCTTCCATCATCAGTTGAACGGAGTAGAATTGACGCGCCTCGCTTAGTTGGACTTCATTCATGAAGCGGGCAGCAATGTTCTCTTGGATGATACCGTCTGAACCGGCAAAGAAGGCAAGAATGTTTTTAATAAAGTGTTGTTCATTGGAATTCAGTTTGACCCAATCTTTCATATCCTTGGCCAGATCGATCTCCTCGGGCGTCCAGAATACCGAGACATGATTTTTGTACTTTTGGTATAGTTTCGGTTTCATAATAGGAAAGAGGGTGAAACGGTTCGGATTCTCCCGTAGAATCGGCTCCACAAACGGCTCTAATTGAAGATCCTCGATCATTTCCATTTTTGCCTGTTTTGCATGGTAGGCGGGAGAACGATGAGTAAGTTTAGGCGACGCTGCGACAGCAGGGAGTTCCATTCCGATATTAAAACCGGAGAAAGAAGATGAGAACATGCTATCTCAATATATTACTCAAAGTATATCAATTTTATGTATGTTGTAACATAAAATAGGTATGTATTTATTAATCATTGAATCATTTGCCGAAATTTTTGCTCACTTCCATGCAATGACATAGATAATGGACATACATTTTTTGTATAATGATAATATGGGACATTAATCAGATAATTGCGTAGAATGGTTGAAAATTCTTTAGATGATACAGTGGGTTCAAGCGAGGGAAGATTATTGATCGCAATCAAACGTATGGAATCTGTTGATGAGCGGACAGGGTGATTGCGACTCATATACGTGTCATAAATAGGAAGCATATTCCGTGGATTTCCTACATCACAGCTAATGTCACAAATAATAGAAAGAGAACCCATATTCGATAAATCATCTTTTACAAGAAACGGGGATAAAGAATGAGACGAATCGTCTGGTAATCGAATGGCGTGAAGTAGGATATCATGATCCATGATGACCTTCTTCTCTGTTACCGATTGACTTGTCCATATGGTACAAGGAATGTCAAATGCATCTAGCACTTTTTTAGCATGTTTACCCACTGTACCATAACCAATTAGTAGAACACGTGGCTTTTTTTCATGATAGATAAATTTCTGGATCTGTGTATGATAATATTCTTGATCAAAGGCAGGAATGATAGAAGATTTCATGTAAAACGTCATCAATGCCAAATAGGTACCGATCTTACCTGACTGGCCGCAAAATGAAATGACACGTTTCTTCTCTTGATCCAGCATATACTCATAATCAATAAATCGACAGTCTTTCAATAAGGATAATGTATGTTGCCATCCGTCTTGACCCTTAAAACAGTGGGCGAAATGCATAAGTGTCTGTGATGAATGCGCTTGGTTTGTAATTTCTTTTAGTCCAATGACATAGGACTTACGTGTGGATACCCAATATCCTTTGGGTACAATCGTTGCGCCCATTTCAAAGTAGGTCTCGTCTGGATAACACCGTGTAGAAGAGGATTCAACCATAACACGAAAGTGTTTGGAAAGAAAAGGCAGATCCGCTGGAACAATAGGAACGCGGGCTTCCATTGGATTCTCTTCGGCTCGAATGACCAGCATGGGTTTCCCAAATAGATCATGATAGAGGTGTTGAAATGCGATTTGATTGTAATTGACGAGTTGTGGTCGCGTCATATGGGGTGATAATAATCGAACAACAGGACTATCCTGATATAAATCAAAGAGAATATCATTCACATAACATAACAGAGTATGAGGTGTATGGGATTGATAGACATGAGCAAGACCAAGATCGCCTAGAATGGTATTGCATTCCTCTTTTGTAAGAATGCAGGTATGGCCTTTTTGTACACAATTTTTAATGATCGTTTGATAAGAAGATTTGTTAAAAGTAAGATGTGAAGTCAAGATTAATGAATGCTGTGCTAAGAGAACGAAGAAATTCATGATATCTTTTAAATAAGCCTCTGGAAACCAGTCAAAGAACCGTATTTCAACGCCATGATTCTTAAATTTATTAAAATTAATATCGTATCCAATGGCTTTATTCATGTGATAAGGGCTATCTACCATTTTATTCATCCAAAACTCTGGATCTTCGGGTTTGCTCATTAAAAGAAGTTTTCCATTAACAGGTGCTTCTGTATTAAACGTCTGAAGAGAAATGTACCGACTGAGTCCTACACGAAGGCTACCGATGCAGTATGCATCATCCACTAGAGAAAATACATCAGGTGTTCCATAACATGCAACCATCAGGGGTTCAACCATCTGAATAAAGCAAATGAAACGCAAGTGCTCTTTTGCAAATCGATCTCGATCAACAATCGTACCATTCATTAGAACCGTTGGAAGTGTTAGATTGATATGATAGGTGCCGTTATTACATAGTGATAGCTGTTTTTTCTGTGTACTCAGGAAGCTCACCATTCCATAATTATGATCTGGAAATCGTAGTGATCCAATCTTCCATTTCTCAAAAAATGGTGTAATCTCTCTGATAAAGTTTTCTTTGTGTTCAACGAATTCATGAAAGCATTGATCCACCGTTGCATTATAAAAATTCTGTGTAATAAACTCAATGGAATCACCATCAAACACAAAGGACTTGTCATACGTATTCTTATAGTACTCATTTTCACGCATCAAAATATCATGAATCGGTTCGATAAATTTTACATTAGGAGTACTATCCTTATCATAATAGGTTTTATGTTCCAGGTTACTATCTGTATTTTTAAAAGTATGTGCATTAATATAAATAGGATATGTCAACTGATCATATGTTTTGATGATGTCAAATACCTTTTGTAATGAACTCTCTTTAAAATTTTTGTAGTAATCTACACTATATCGCTCTCTTTTTTGCTTAAGAGATTTAAATTGTGTTGCGTTTTGTAAGGAATGTAACATAAAATATGATTCATTTTCAATTCCAAGACCCCAGTATAGCGATTGGTTTGAATTGTTATAACAATCCATGTATTTTGCATGTTTATCATCAAGAATATCATTAAATGCGTAGGGAAGATTTTTATTAACGGTGGCATGTAATTCTTCTGCCAAATCCTCATCATGTTGTACGGGTGAATCAAATGTTGGCGTATCGACGGATGAAATACATAAACCCATGATACCTACTAAGAATACACAAATTATATTTAAATATAATCACATATCACGGCGCAAATGGTAGACGTTTGGATGAGCCGAAAGGGCTTTCCACATCCTTCAATGAGCTGGGCGGAGGCCAGTCGGTCACATTCTTCTTTTGATAGGTGGGGTGGAATCTGTTGCATCGTATTTTTATAGACTCCATGGCGAAAAATAGCACAATTGACCTCAGATTTGTGAATAAGAATACCTCCTTGACAGTGCGGACATAGAACATGATGAAACTCGTCCATCTACTAAAATATAATCTATTACTAGAAATGACTTCTGTTTTATCACGCTCTGCAGCTCTTACTGCGCGCACCAAGCCCCTTACGG